GCCGGCTTCTGCCACCGCGAACAGCAGGGCTTGCTCACGCAGTACCTGCAGGCGTTTGGCATGCTGATCCCAAAGGGCTTCGGCGTGTCGTTGTCGTCCGGCGGTGGCTTCTGGGTGCGCAATGCCGGCGCGACGCAGGCAGTGCCAGGTCAGAAGGCCTACGCTAACTTTGCGGATGGCACTGTGACCTTTGCGGCGACGGGCGCAGGCGCCACCACCATCATGACCGGTTCCATCGCGGCAACCACTAACCCGGCGTTTACCGGTTCCATCACGGATGACACTTTGACGGTCACGGCGGTTTCGGCCGGTTTGATTGTCCCAGGTGAAATCATTGCTGGCACCGGCGTCGCTACTGGCACGATGGTTGTTAGTCAGATGACACCGTTGCTGACGGGTGAAGCCCTTAACGGTGTTGGCCGTTACATCGTGACGCCAGCGGAGCAGAATGTCGCTTCTGGCGCTATGACCGGCAGCTATGGTCTGTTGACCGTGACTGCGCCGCCCACTACGCCGCTGGCCGTTGGGCAGCCGCTCAGTGGCGGTCCTACAGCCGGCACGCGTATCACCGGCTTCGGTACCGGCACGGGTGGCAATGGCACCTACTACGTGACGCCCAGCCAGACCTATGCGTCTGGTTCCATCACGGTGGGCAGCAACGTTGAGACCAAGTGGATCGCAATGTCTTCCGGGCTGCAGAATGAGCTCGTGAAGATCAGTGACAAGCCGCTCGGCTAATTCGAACGGTTAACCAAGCCCCAGAGCTATGAGGAGAATAGCATGAATTTCCAAGAAGCCATGGCGGCTTGGCAAGCCGACCAGCCTTTGTTCGAGGCGCGTGGTGTCAGCATTCCTGGCGTCAATAGTTACATCCCAGACGGCTGGAAGTCGAATTGGCTGCTGGCGATGGACGCCCAGCCACAGTTGGCGGGTACATCGGCCAATTCTGGCGTGCCGATGATGTTCACAACCCTGGTTGATCCGAGTGTGTTCCAGGTGTTGTTCGCACCGCTGGAAGCTGCGAACATCCTTGGTGAGGAGCGCAAGGGTACTTGGCTTGATCAAACGGCCATGTTCCCGACTGTTGAACACACCGGGGAAACCAGCTCTTACGGTGACTTCAACGAGAACGGCCGCGCCAACGTCAATACCAACTGGCCGCAACGGCAATCGTATCTGTTCCAGATCATGAAGGAGTATGGTGATCTGGAACTGGAGCGCGCGGGCCTGGGCCGCATCAACTGGGTCTCAGAAATTGACCAAGGTGCAGCTGACATCTTGGCGCGCACGCAAAACTTCAGCTACTTCTTCGGCGTGCAAGGCCTGCAGAACTACGGTCTGCTGAATGACCCGAACCTGTCGGCTGCGTTGACGCCAGGCACTAAGGCGGTGCATACGCCGGTGTGGATTTTTGGCGGTGTGGTTACGGCGACGGCGAACGAAATCTACACGGACGTACAGTCGTTGTTCATCCAGCTTGTTAACCAGAGTGCTGGCCTGGTGAAGCCGACAGACAAGTTAGTCTTGGCAATGTCGCCAGCGTCAAGCGTCGCGTTGACCACCACGAATCAGTACAACGTCAACGTGTACGACCTGCTCAAGAAGAACTTCCCCAACATTCGTTTTGAGACCGCTATGCAGTACGGCGTGATCTCAGCATCAAACCCCGAGGGCAGCGCGGGCGGCAACATGATGCAAATGATTGCCGAGACGGTTGGTGGCCAAAAGACCGGTTACTGCGCGTTCAATGAGAAGATGAAGTCCAGCCCAATCATTCGAGCAGTTTCGTCCTACAAGCAGAAGGTCACCGGTGGTACTTGGGGCGCCATTAACCGTCAACCTTTGGGCATTGCTACGATGCTTGGAATTTAGGCCGGAATCCTTCCGGCCTTTTCCTTTTTTGCACAAGGACACTTCAGTATGGCAGGTCAAACCGTAGCCGAATATGTCACGGTCTGCTCAAAGCTACCGTTCGCGCTGATACTGCGGACCTTCGACATGGTTGACTTTGACGAGCCAACGCCGAGTGGTTTACGGACCATTAAGCGGGCCATGCAAGTTGGCCCGGAAGTTCGCATTGAGGGTTGCGCGACACCGTTCGGTATTCCCAAGGACCTGCGTGGCGGTTACGCCTTGACGTCTAACGTGCCCAAGGACTTTTTTGACCGATGGTTGAGCGAGAACAAGGAGCATGATGCTGTTAAGAATCAGTTGATCTTTGCGTCGGAACGGCGTGAAACAGCTGAGCGTATGGCGCAAGACCGCTCACAGACCAAGTCTGGCCTTGAGCCGTTGATGCAGGACGGCGACAAGCGTCTCAGTCGGCGCGTGAAGCCTGACGACGGCAAGAACGTCTAGCCGCCATGTTTGCGCCGGCTGACTTCAGAGCGATGTTTCCGGAGTTCGCCAACGTTGACGCCTATCCGGATGCGCAGATTGTCAATTGGGAGACCGTGGCTTATGAACAGTTGAATCCAAGGCGTCTGGGCGCGTCGTTGGACTTGGCTGCTATGCTTTACACGGCACACTCAATGGTGCTCAGCGCGCGGGAAGTACAGACAGCCGCTAACGGCGGCATTGTGGGGGAAGTTACCGGTCCAGTGAGTTCCAAGGCGGTTGCTACGGTTAGCGTTGGCTACGCCACCAGCGCTTATTCCTTGGACGATGCGTCGTTCTGGAACATGAGCACTTATGGACTTAGGCTGTTCCGCATGATGTGGGCGTATGGGTTGGGGCCGGTTTATGTTCCGTCATGCACAGTGCTAGCCCGACGCAGCCTGCCATGGTGAAACAACCGCAGCGCAACGGTGTCACTATGACGGTTGATAACCGTTCACAAGTGGCGGCCGCAATGCGCAATTTAACAGGTAGTCGCGTGCTGGTTGGAATTCCAGCAGAAAAGACGGCGCGTGAAGGTGACGACACAGGCGTCACCAATTCCTTAATTGGATACATCGCTGAATTTGGCTCGCCCGCGCAGAACATCCCAGCGCGTCCTTGGCTGATGCCGGGAATTAAGGACGGCGAGGCCAAGATCACAACAGCCCTGAAGAAGACGGCTGTGTTTGTGATCCGGGGCGATAACGGTGCGCTACAGACTGGCCTGGAAGCGGTTGGCCTGATTGCTCAGACGGCTGTGAAGAACAGGATCGTCAGTGGACCGTTTGCGCCCTTAGCGCCAGCGACAATAGCCGCGCGCAAGCGGCGTGGCCATGAGGGTATTAAGCCGTTGATCGAAACCGGACAGTTTCTGGCCAGCGTTTCGTACGTTGTAACTGGCCCAACCGGCGGCGGTGGCGGCTCAACACCAACTAGTTCCACGCCAACTAGTCAGATGAATAGTCAAGAGGCAGGCGCGGCGGCGGAAGGCGGCGAATTGCCATTGGCGGCCGTAGCTGAAGCTGTTTGAAAAAGAGGAGAATTAGATGAGTGATACGCACACCGGTTCTGGCCAGCATGATCCCTCACAGCATGATCCTATAAGGATGGCGGAAGAAGTCAAACTGGCTGAGGAGAAGGCAGTCGCTGAACTACATGCCAAGATGAAGCTCGATGGTTTAGAGCTTGTTGACAGTGGCGCCATCACGGTTGGTCTATATGAGGTCGACGGCGGCACACTTTATGTAGCAGCCACGCGTGGTGAAAGTGGACGTTACATGTCTGTCACTTTGACATTTGCTGCTGGTAAAGGTGGCGGCCCACATGATACCAGTGGTCAGCATGACACCAGCGGCGGCAGCCAACACCCAATTCGGGACGCGCTGCGTGGCGGCGGCCGTCGGTAACCCAACATGCCGACGCTTGATGTCACTGAGGTATTGACCGATCCGTTGTTTGCTGAAACGCTCATTGTTCAGCGGCGGTCAATAACCATGCTTGATAATGGCCGGCAACAACTCAACACGACAACTTTTAATCCGATTGGTGTGGTGACGTCGGAAGCGTCAGCTGACCTGGTGCGGCGGGATGCGGGTGAATATCGGCCGCACCAAATTCGGGTTCACACTAAGTTTCGGTTACGCGGCCCTTCGCCAGATTATCAGCCGGACGTGGTTGTGTGGAACGGTGATCCGCATGTGATTGTCCAGTTGCATGATTACAGCCATTTTGGCGCGGGTTACATTTCGGCGTTGTGCGAGTCAATGTCAGGCACTGACCAACCACCGGTTTGATTTATGGTCACACCAACGTCACAAAATGATTCCAGCACGGGTGGCTATCTAACGCCATCTGTGGCGAACCTGAATGATGATGCGTTCAATGACTTCATGCAAGCTGTGGTTGCGGGTGTGACGGGTCTACCAGGTACCATGGTGATACCGCGTTGGCAACCGGAGCCAGTGCCGCTCCCTGTTGATCCGTCAACAACTTGGGCGGCCGTAGGCCTCACAGAGTTTGATCAAGACCCTTACCCCGCTATCGTGCATTTCTGCGATAACGACGTTGGCGGACCCGGCCACAGCGTTCTGTCCCGCAATGAAAGCTTCTTGCTGTTCTGTAGCTTTTATGGTGCGCAATCTATGGAAATGGCATCACAATTAATTGATGGGCTTTCTATTTCACAAAACCGTGAGGTCTTGGAAACGGCTGGCGTTAAACTGACGGCGCCAGGCGCTAAGCGGATTCAGGTTCCAGAACTGATCAAGCGTACCTGGTGGCGCCGCACAGATGTCACATTGCCATTCCGCCGCAACGTTGAGCGCACTTATGCGATTTTGAATCTGCTGTCGGCACAAGCCACTATCTACACTGAGTCGGTGTCGGAAAGCTTGGTAGCTACCGACATCGAAGCCACTCCGATTTGAGGATACCGAAATGACACAGGGTCTTTCTGTTTCACGGTTGATCTCTGTTTCGGTCAGCCTCACAGCGGTTGGCGCGCAGTTTGCCAATGTCAATTCATTCTTGATCATGGGTGAGTCTGACGTCATCGACACGCAGACGCGCATCATGTCGTTCAATAACAGCGCCAGCGTTGCGGCCATGTTCGGTACGACTGCGCCGGAGTATCTAGCGGCGGTGGCCTTCTTCTCACAGAGCCCACAACCGGGACAACTCTACATTGGCCGTTGGGCGCATGCGCCGGTGGCAGGGCGATTGATCTGCGGACAACTCTCTCCCGCGCAACAGGCAATGGGTAACTGGACGACCATCACAGCTGGTCAGTTCAAGATTCAAGTTGATGCGGCGGCTTCGCCGGTCAATGTTACCTGCCCAACCTTTGCGGCGGCCACCAACCTCAATCAGGTTGCTACGGCCATCACCACCGGCATGACTACAGCGAGTGTGCCGGCGACTTGCACCTGGAACGGTCAACAGTTCGTGTTCAAGTCGAACACCACAGGCGTCAATTCTAAGGTTTCGTACCTGACGCCGGGTAATGCGTCCGACATTTCCGTACAACTGGCTGGCACTGCCGCGCTGGGCGCGCGGAGCGTTGCGGGCGTAGCGGCTGAAACGGCGCTGCAAGCTGTGATAGCGCTGGATCAAGGGCCAGATTACTGGATGTTCTTTAGCGACGATGCGTCGCCGGACATTGTGGCGGCGGACCATCAAGCAATCGCGTCCTACATTGAGTCCGCCGCCAATCCGCACATCTATGGCTTCACCACTAGCGACCCCAACGCGCTGAACCCAACCGTTAACAGCGATATCGGATCAATTCTGCAAGCTGAGGGCCTGCAACACACCTTTATTTTCTGGAGCCAAGAAACGCCTTATGCCGCTGAGTCGGCCATTGGGCGCATCATCACGACGAACTTCCAGGGTTCAAATACGCAGATGACCCTGGCGTACAAGCAGATGCCTGGCATTACGCCTGACCCGCTCAGCAACGCCAACGCGGACGCGCTGAACGGCAAGGGTTACAATTACTACAGCATGTACAACAATGGCGTCGCCATCATCACCAATGGTTGGTGCGTCTGTTCCTCGCCAACCGCCAATCAGGTTTTCATTGATGAGATTTATGGCGCACTCGCGCTAGCCAACGAGATTCAAACCAACATCTTTAACTTGCTTGTTGAAGACAACAAGGTGCCACAGACCGACGCCGGTAATCACTTGCTGGCTTGTCAGATGGAAGTGGCGCTGGATGCGTTTGTGCTCAATGGTTACCTGGCGCCTGGCACCTGGAATTCGAACGGGTTCGGACAACTTGCGCAAGGCGACTTCTTGCCCAAGGGTTATTACGTTTACACGCCGCCAATCTCTAGCCAGGTGCAAAGCCAGCGCGCGGCGCGTATGTCGGTGCCATTCCAGATTGCCGCCAAGACTGCGGGCGCTATCCAGAGTGTGGATGTTGCCCTGACCATCAACCCTTGATGATTGACGAGGCCAACCATGGCTAGCCGCGCTTACAGTTTTCTGGATGTGATGGTTTCAATCTCTGGTCCCAATGGCTCATTTTCCATGGGTCCCGGTACTGCGCCGGCTAAGGAGGGCCTTGAGATAGCCAAGGTTGAGAACAAGAACACCATGTTGATCGCTGCCGATGGGCAGGGCATGCATAGTCTGCATGCGGGCGAAGCTGGCACGTTAACATTTCGATTTATCAAGACCAGCCCAACCAATCAGAAGCTCAGCAATTTGTACAATTCAGATCGACAATCGAGCGCGCTTTGGGGTCAGAATGTCATCAGCGTGCTTGACATTGCGCGTGGCGACAACATCACCGCCAGCGGTTGCGCTTTTCAACGCCACACACCGGTCAGGTACGCGGAAGATGGGGATGTGCTTGAATGGATTTTTGACGCCATTCAAGTCAACGAGCAACTCGGATCGGGTTCACCCAGCCTGATCTGAGTTAAGGACGATTCAGGAGCAGGCAAATGACGGAAATTCAGATTGCGGAGCGTACCTATCGCATAGGCCGTATGAATCCTAGAACAGCGTTACACGTAGCGCGGCGCATTGCTCCTGTGGTGCTTGGCTTGGCCGAACTTGCACCCTTGATGGAGAGAATGACGCCGCTTTTGCGTGTTACGGAGGGCGAAACGCCGCCATCGGTCAGCATTGCTGAGATGGTCGAAATGGCGCGGCCAATGAGTTTAGCAGTGGCGGAGATGCCAGAAGCAGACTTTGATTATCTGGTTGATCATTGCCTGGCGGTGGTGCATGTGCGGCGCGGTGGTGACACTGGTTGGGCACCATTGATGGTCAATGGCAGCCTGATGTTCGAGGATTTGACGCCTATCGAAATGGGACGGTTGGTGTGGGAGGTAATACAAGAGAAC